AACATGCAACAGTAACAACATGCAACAGTACCAACATGCAACAGTACCAACATGCAACAGTAACAACATGCAACAGTACCAACATGCAACAGTACCAACATGCAACAGTAACAACATGCAACAGTACCAACATGCAACAGTAACAACATGCAACAGTACCAACATGCAACAGTACCAACATGCAACAGTAACAACATGCAACAGTACCAACATGCAACAGTACCAACATGCAACAGTACCAACATGCAACAGTACCAACATGCAACAGTAACAACATGCAACAGTACCAACATGCAACAGTACCAACATGCAACAGTAACAACATGCAACAGTAACAACATGCAACAGTAATTATTTTAAATTCAAATAACAATAATTTTATTAAATAAAGATCCCTAGAAATTGAAAAACCCCAAAACTTGTAGTTCATATGGATTTTTTTATTTTTTGGGGGAGCTTCTAGATTATTGTGATTCCTTGTCATGGGCTTCACACTCCTCTTTGCTTGTGCTGACTGCCTATTAATATTGGATAATCCTATAATTAACTATAATCTAAAATACTATAAGTTAGGCTCTAAATTATTTACAATATGGAAGAGTATTATAATACTTTTACAATGTTTAACAAATCTAAATATCAAGTATAAATTTTTTTTTAATTTTTACTATCACTTACATATATGGGTAGAGTATACAAGAGTAGTGTGTTATGGTATTTTTCTGACTCAAAATATCGAAAATAGTGGAGAATCCTTTATTTCCAATTTAAAGCATTTTAAGGAGAAATCGATTGTCAGTTTAGTGTCATTTTGTGTCATGCAGGTGTCATTTTGTGTCAGTTTAGTGTCATTTAGTGTCAGTTTGTGTCAAGTTGTGTCAGTTATATGTCATTTGGTGTCAGTTGGTGTCAATCGATGCTCTGGGTTTTATTATTAATATGAGGATTATATAATAGTCTTTACAAGTTTATTCTAATAGATTATCCTTATTAGAACTTATACAATAATATGAAGTATACAATATTATTTCAGAGAGTAATCTGTTAATTTTAATCTTGTGTCAGTTGGTGTCAGATGGTGTCAGATGTATATTCTGCCTTTGTTTCTTATTTTCGGAGTTAATATGGAGTTTAATAATAAAACATTGATTATTGGGGGTTTGATTGTTGCTTCGATTCTTGCAATGTATCTGAATTATGAACAGATTGCTCTTACAATAGTTGCAGGTCTTGTTGGTTATCTCTCCAAGGACATTAGTAGTGTCAATAGTAATCCTGAAGTGTCATCACCTGATGAGGATGTGTCATCTGATGAGGTTACTGGGGGTGCTTGAGTTTGGATCAGTCAATTGAACAGAAAATTGATGAGCATACAATACAGATTCAGGAACTCAAGGATGAAGTTGATTTTAAGAAATGGAAAATCGATAGTCTAATACAGAAAATCGATAATCTCACAGATGTGGTTCAGCAGATACAACTCAATCAAATCAGGGATGATAATGATATCAAGAATCGTGTAACTGCATTGGAATCCACTCAATCAACATTGAAATGGATTGTTGGTGTTGGTTTAAGTGTTATTGGGATAATCATTGCATACATATCCTTAACAATGTAGGAGGTTATTATGGGTAAGAAGAAATATGCTATCTGCCAATCTGAAATAGATAAGATATGTAATCTTATCCGTTGTGGGAATTATGTTAAAACCTCTGTTAAAGCAGTAGGAGTGAATTATAATACATTCTTACAGTATATGCAGAGAGGTAAGAAAGGACATGAGAAGTATTCCAAGTGGTATGAGCAAGTAGAACAAGCAAAGGCAGAGTTTGAGGCTGGTGCTATTAAAGTAATTGCAGATAGTGGTGCTAATGGTAATATTGGAGCTTATCAATGGATGTTACCTCGAATGTTCCCTAATAGGTGGGCGAAAGTTGATAGGCAAGAAGTCAAAGTTGATAACAGTCAAGAAATCAAGATTGTGCGTTTTTCAGACAAAGAAAAGGATAATAACAAAGAATAAATTTATTTTTTTATTTAGTTATGGGAGCAATTTATAGCATATTGAATAAGGAGAATGGTAAAATCTATGTTGGGCAATCTGTTAAGCCTAATAAAAGATTATCTCAACATCGTTCTCAATTAAGAGGAGAATATCATCCTAATCATCATTTGCAAAATGCTTTTAACAAATATGGTGAAGAAGCATTTGAATTTAATGTTTTAGAATATTGTGATGATGATAAATTGAATGATAATGAAATATGGTGGATTAATTATTTTGATTCAATGAATCAGAGTAAAGGATACAATCTTCAAACTGGTGGAGATTCTAATTATTCATTTCCTGATGAGATTAAGGAAAAAATAAAAAGTAATACACCTATTAAAAGAGAAAAAGACCATCCAATGTATGGTAGGAAGCATTCTGATGAATCTATTCAAAGAATGAAAGAAAGCCATAGGAAAAATCCATCATGGTTAGGTAGACATCATACAGAGGAAAGTAAAAGAAAAATTTCTGAGGCTCGTAAAGGTATGAAATTCACCGAAGAGCATAAAAGAAACATTTCATTGAACCATGCAGACCAATCAGGTGAAAATAATGGTTGTTGGGGTACTTCTGTAATTGAAGAGTATGGTGGTCTTGATTATCTTATTGAATGTGCTGAGAATGGTAAATCCCAAACTAAAACTGCCGAAGAGATTGGTATTGCTCGTGGCACTATTTATGATTATTTAAAGGCTCGTGGATATAAATGGACTGAACTTGCTGAGGGAGGTGATAGTCGATGGTAGAACTTGTTTTAACTGATAAACAGGCTGATTATATTGATGACATGACTCGTCATTTAATGGTAATGGGTTCTGCTGGTTCGACGAGCAGGTAAAACTATTTTTGCGTGTACAAAAGTTATTTTATATGCTTTGGAGCATCCTAATGCAAGGATTGGTGTATTCAGATTAACTTTGCCCAGTTTAAGAGAAACAAGTTGGTTGGAGATTAGGTCATTATTAGACAAATACAAAATTGAATATAAAGAAAACAAATCTAATGGTCTTATTACTTTTACTAATGGTTCAACAATCTCTTTCACACCAGTTGATGATGAGAAGAAGTTAAGAAGTCTTAACCTTGATTTCGTGTATGTTGAGCAATGTGAGGAGATATCTGAAGAGGCTTTTATTGAGTTGGATTTAAGGATTAGGAATGAAGTATCCAAGAAGTATGGTGGTCAGATGCTCATTGTGGTTCAACCATCAAACAAGTCTCATTGGCTTTATCGATTGTTCTATAATGAAAAGGCTAATGATGAGGATTACAAAAAAATCCATTTCAGTTATTTGGATAATCCATTTTTGCCTGAAGAACAAGCAAAAGTCTATGAGGGTTTAAGGGAAACCAATTATGATAGGTATCTAACACATACATTAGGTGAATGGATTTCCAGTTCAAAGCAGATTTTTCACAGCAACTGGTCAGTTGGTTTCGATAGAAGATACTTCTCATATTATGTTGGTGGAGTTGATTATGGATACAACAACCCAGCTTGTTTTTTACTCGCAGGAATCTATGATGATGAAGTCTATGTGTTAGGTGAAGTATACAAATCTGAAATGACTACATCAGAGTTTCTTGAAAACATTTCAGAATTATTAGCATCATTTGATTTAACATACAATGATGTAGAGTCTGTATATGCTGATAGTGCTGACCCTGAATCTATTGAAGTGTTCTGTAGAAACGGATTGAATACTTATGGTTCAGTCAAGAATGTTAAGGCAAAGATTGATACAACAAGGGAAACTACTATTCATGTTGCTCCTGAATGCGTTAATCTTATCAGAGAGTTACCTATGTACTCTTGGCGACGAAACAAGGACGGAGAACTCTTGGAAGAGCCTGTGAAGAAAGATGACCACTCCGTTGATGCTTTGTGTTATTTATGTTATGGTGTGTTTGGTGAGTTAAGTAGGGATAAACCTGCTTCAAGTTTTTCAATGAATGATATTTATGTTTATTAATTTTATGGAGGTATAAATGGGATTTCTCGACAGATTTCGTAGGGTTGAAGTAAAGAACATCGAACCTAATGTTGTTAGGACAGTTGGTTTAGATGATATTGAGGAGGTACTCTATGACAAAAGATCCGAAGATTGGGTCAGATATATGCCTCCAAAGGTTAAGCCAACAATCAAGAATTGCAGGAAAGCATCAACTTTCCCATCTGTTTATGGTGTCTTGACTAATCTTGTAATGAAAGCGATTTCATCATATGTGATTGATGGTGATAATCCTGATGCAGTTCAACACATATTGGATGTCGAAGAGATATGGAATCTTCGTAATCTCATGTATGAATGTCTTTGGAAGTGTCTTGTTGATGGTGAATTATTCTATGAGATTACTGAAAAGGATGGTCATGTTAAGTTAAGATTATTAGCATTTGATGGTGAAAAATCACTTATAAAGAAGATATATGATGAGAATGCTGAATTAATCGGTTACAAACAGTTAGTTGTCAGAAAAGAAGCATTGAAGAAATGGAAAGGTGTGGAATTTTGGCAAACATATCAGGAACAAGATGTGATTACAGTTGATTTTGAACCTGATGAGATTTCAAATCCTCAATTCATCTCTATTGATGGTAATGGTCAATCTCTTGTTAAGAATGTTATTGATATTGCTTATGAGATGGAATCTATGGCAAGAATGATGCCAAGTATTGTATTCAAATCAGCGAATGTCATGGTGGCAACACTTGGTAATGCTGATAGAAAAGAAACCAAACTTGATAAGAAAGCAAGAGATGAATTAGCCAAACAATTATCCGATTATCATAAAAAAGGAGTAATTACAGTTCCTTATGGTGTTGAATTAGACCTTGTAGGTGATAATGTATTGCCT